TAAGGGATTGTGCATGCAGCACTTGTGGATCATTGATGGCTTGGTAAATTTTCTCCACAGGAATTGTGATTTTTGAAATTGCATTCATATCTTTGAAGTGTTGCTTTGTTTGTGTATTTTTTAAAACCGAGGCATGTCATGGGCCTCCCTTTTTTTATTGGTTAAAATGGCGTTTTAGTGGATGTTGGTGGGCCAAATAAATCATCAAGGTCAGATGATAAATCATCAATTGTGGACTTACTAACATAAGGACTGCCCACCTTTGGCACCTCTGCCGGCACCACATTAGTGGCCAATCCAGTGCCGTAATGCTGTGCAGCACTTACATTAGTGGCAGCTTTTAATCGGGCAGCCCACTCATCAGATTTGCAAATATCCTCTTGGATAAATGATGGCAGCTTGTCAAACACTTCCTGATCGTGCTCAGTGGTATCATAACAAAGGGCCTCATTAATCTGCTCTGGACACTCCATGCCTTTGGGTAGTGGTGAGATGCTCATGATATTCACAAAGGTGCGGCCATCGGCCAAGGTATTGTGAGATAGGTTAATCATGGCAGGCTTGCTGATTAGCTTGAACAGGTCAAGATCGGAGGCCTGCTTGTCGGTCATCTTTTTTCCAAGCCATGCCTCAATAAATTTTCGCATGATGGCCTTTTCGCCCATTGATAAATTCATGATGGTCTTGGCAATGAATGGCTGATCACCTTTTTCTTCTGCAAATACGGTGAGCTCATTGGGCAGCTCAAACACAAACTGTACTTTGCGTTTACGGTTCTGCCACTTCTGGTCAAAGGTTGTACCCTTGTCAATGATCTGGATGCAACGTGCTACGTGCGTCCCTTCTGGTGCGAGCTGTTTTGTACCGGTGCCACCGGTGCTGATTGGAGCTTTCATAAAATATAAAGGATTAAAAGATTACGATTGTAAGGCCTCAAGTACGCCTTGATGTACGGCCTCCACTGCAAAGGTGTAGGCATGATGGAACTCTTCGATGGTGCAAGGGTCAAAAATACGGATGTCAAATGGCACACCATGCTGCTGCTCTCTGTTGAATTGTCTGGCAAGCTGTGCCGATTTAGAATCATACCGCACCATGATGCCCTTACGTGGACCATCATTGATGATGATTGTCAATACCCCTGCAAGGTGATCATAATGGAAGAACTCAGTGCCCTCCAAATTTTTGAATAATGTAACTGCTTTTGTCATGATTTTGTGTTGTTTTGAATTTGTTTGACAAATGTATGATAATACTTTTGATTTTGTCAAGTAAAATCTATCAACAAAATATAAACAATTAATAATCAGCACAATATTTTTATTTTAAGGTGCGGCCATTGCCAATCCGAACCCGATCAGCACACCCACTCCAATCTTAAATGGTGTGCTTTCATACCACTTTGGCGGCTTCCTTACCACAAAGTTACTCATGGAAGTGATCTGCACATTTGGATTGTCCACTCTTATCCTTACCACCGGATCGGACACTTTAAAAATTTTGTTTATTAGGCCCTTTCTGATCGTATCTCCAATGGCAATGGTGTAAGATGTCGGAATTATTAAAGAGTCAATTTGGAGCGTTCCTAAACGATTAATCTCACCACCCATTGTGAGGTGCTTATCTTGCTTATAGAACGGCCTTGGTAGCTTAAGGTGCGGGAATGAGTCAATGTACACCGGCTCTGCCAGTTGAATCTCAGTTTTTACCACTGTTTTGGTTTGGTACTTCACCACCTCAGTTGGCTTTACCATCTCCATATCTTTGATCTCTTTCACCAGGGCTGCCTCAAGCTTATCAGATTGCACAATCTTTTGAGCTTGGCTCACCAATGTGGCAGAGTCCTTGGCAATTCGGCTCACCAATTGGCCATTGTACTCAATCATGGTTTCTAAATCGGACAGGGCAGCCTGCCTATCATCACAGGATTTGAAGCTAAATAGTAGCAGAATCAGGATGATCACACCATAAATGGCATGGTGTGATAAGGAGTCGAATTTAAAGGTCTTGGACATGGCTCATAATTTGATTAAATCTAATCAAATAGGCTGACTTATCCTTTAAATTATCCATAAGAATTTTGCTCACCACATACATTGGCATACCCTTTTCAATCACGTACCCAATCAGCACCCTGCATAATCTCTCATCACACTCCTGATCATTGGTGGGCAGATGATGTGTTGGCTCATTCATGCCTCAAAGATATTAAATTTGTCGGGTTGCTTTTTTAACCAACAATTTTACCACCTCATCAAGTCGATCCACTGAGTTAGCAATCATAATCATGATGCCACTCTTTTCTTGCTCGGTTGCTTCTGGGTGATCAAGTAGCATCCTGACCAGTCCACCAATGGATGTCAATGGCTGCCTCAGCTCATGGCTCAACATAAACCTAAACTCTTCCAATAGCACCTTTTGCCGCTCGTGCTCATGGGCCGAAATGGAAGTGACATCCACAAGCTGAATCCCGATAAAGTGCAAACTGTCTAAGATAGAGTAAACATTCCACATATTGTACCGCTCGGAGCCAATCTTTTGTTTTGTCTTGGCATACACCCGCACCGGATCGGGTGAATTCTTTGTGGCCTTTTTGATGGATCGTATCAGCTCATCTTTGTCGCTGTCATCGGCTGCAATGTCAAGGATATTGGTAGGCTTAATGTGGCTGCTGTACTCCTTAAACAGATCATTGGATGTGACAATTCGCCCATCAGCATCACTGATCACATAGAACAGATCAATTGATGAGTCAAGGATGTGCAGGCTTGCCATACTGCAAAGATAATGTATGGCCCTAAACTTTTAAGAGAATTCTTGTTTTAGCTCTCTAAATAATGAGGCCCAAGATGGGCCACAGGTGAGCACATACTTAGCACTTAAGGCCAGCATGAAGCTGAACAGGATAGAGTTTATAAGTAAATCAAAGTTCATAGGCTGCTCAATTTCTGGCTTATTTCTTACTTCGTGAATTATTACAGGGCTGTACGTTGATTCACTTATTAAAGATACATCAGCAGGCCTTATTGTGTCAATAGATGTATGTACTACCTTATTAACAATGGGTGCCACAATATCCACAGCAGCACTATGCACTTTAATTGTGGCCACCGTATCGGCAATAATTGGCACATCACTTACCTGCACAATTGGATGATTCTTGCAGTGGCCCGGGTTGGTACATTGTATGGTGTCAATTGGTGTCATTGTATCTTATCAATTGGTGTCACTATCTTGTGCTTTAGGTAAATAGCCTGCTGCTAATAGAGCGGCCACAATAGCGGCCAAGGTCTCAACTTCAATCTTCTTTAAGATCAGTAAGAATACAGATGCCAGAATTACCAAACTGCCCACCGTAGCCTTCCAATGCTTTAAGACGATATTGTAAATCCTTCTGCCCTTATTGGTACGCTTAGTCATGGTCCAATATACGTGAAAGGACTTGGTGGTGTTGATTAAATTTAATCCTATTATTTACAAAGTGAGAAATATAGTTTTGCCTCTTCTCTTCTCCTGGTCACCAGTCCGGGCAGCACCTTGCCACCGCCACGCACCCATTTATTAAACTCATCTACTATGGATGGATCGGCTGCATTGGCCTTGGCCTTTTTTAAAAGTGTGGACTTAATGAATGCCCCTGTTCCTACGTTGTAGCAAAATGATACTAAGGCATCGAATTGGCACTGATTAATATTGGGCAGATGCCTGTTTACTGCATCCTCATAAGACTTCATGGCCGCCAATAAGAGTGATGTTGCCTCTTGCTCATTGGCTAACTTATCTCCCATCTTTACCTTGCTACCATCAGGATAACGAGTGTTTCCGTACCCAATGGTAGGCACAGATGCAGGGCAGAGGTATGCGCTCAGTCTTAGCCCTTCATGTTTCTTAATTATATCAAGTCCTAACTTAGAGGTTGAGCGCATTACAAAACAATATATTGAATTACTACGCCCAAATTCTCAATAAAATCTCCTGTACCAGTTGAATTAATAGAAACGGTAATTAAATCATTTACGGTGTGGTCAGCTTCAATATAACACGATTCAAAATATGTGTTGGCAGTCAAAGCCCCATTGAGGTTATAGCGAGAAGTGAAGTTAGATGCAACAGGAATTGATAGATTAAACGAAGTTGATGTTTCTGCGGCATCCATTTGAACATCCATCCTAAACGCCATTGTAACAACATCACCGACACGTGAATAAGTACCAGCATATACAGTTATAATTCCGCTATTGGTAACATTGGAGTCAGCTGGCGTAAATGCCCCGCTTTCTAATTGCGGCATACCTGAATATATATTTTGCACCTCAATCTGCTTAGATTGATTTGAGCTGCTATCAACAATGTACATCACATCGGCAGGGTCTGCCGTTCCTAATGTAATTAAATCGGTTACTTTTACGCCTGCCATAGTTGGTTAGTTTTTACAAAGTTACAAAGAATTTAGATAGGTAATCGCATCGTCTGAATTGTCAAATTGTTCGCCATTAAATGTTGTTGAAGTTGTATTTAAACAATATACGCCTAAATCACTTATAATGTGTAGGCTTTCAGTATCAACAATCTCCCACTTTGGCTCGACTAATTGTGCGTTAATATCACCATCGGCAATGGTCGAATAAAACTGAATTGTTGTTTGTGTTATATTTACGTTTATCATAGTTTTTCAATTAAGTACATAGATCCAAAATTAACATCAACAGCGT